CGCTCACCTTCATGAACAGCTCGGCAAACATCTCGCCGAGGGGAACATCGAAGAGGCCAAGAAAGTGCACGCCGCCATGGCTGCTCACTGCTCCAGCGCCAAGCACATGGAAATGGGCGATGTGAAGTCTGAGGACTATAAAAAGTCCATGGACGCGCATCAGGCTCAGATTGATGAGCTGAACACCAATATGGCCCGCATGGCTGGAATGGTGGAAGAGTTGATGTCCGTCGAGAAAGAAGAAGGACATGATCTCGAAAAGGGCGAAGAACAAGAAACTAAAGACGCTCCGGCGGCTTGATAACGAATAAGGAGACTATCATGGAATTTCTTAGGAAACTGACATACGCGCTCCTCGGATACTTCGGGGCGATTAAGTACGTCCAGCCCGAACTCAGAGACGCGCTTTTCTTCCCGCAAGATAATCGGGAAAATTTCAAACAGATCATTGCGAAGCGCTCTGATCTCGTTCAGTTCAGCAGGGGCCGCCTGGCTCCATCGCTGATCGGGACCTATCAGTACGCAGGACTCGTCCTCGGTCTAGCGACCAGTGGCGGGGACGCTGGCTATTACAAGGCGTACAACTCAGCCAACACGGATGGCAGCCAAGTGGCTGTTGGCGTTCTCTCCGAAGACGCTAACGTGCAGGCTGGTCCTGGTGCACTGAGCCCTCCTCCGGGAGCTGGTTCTGGTACAAGCGTCGCGAGCGGACCTCTGGGCTTCGGTTCTGAGATCATCATCATCCGCGCAACGGCAAATCTGTTCCAATCTCTGTTGATCGGACTGGATTCTAACGCCATCTCGAACTTGGGAGCTCGCTCCTACGTCGAAGGTGGTCAAACCATTCTGTACATTCCATAAAGGGGAGGGTTAACCATGTCTACAGTATTTGCAGCAGCCCATACCCGAGAACTCCAGGAAGTCATCCGAGAAATCGAAACGGACGTCACGGAGTACCTCGGCGCGAAATACATGCCCGCCATCGAGGTGCCTTCTACCACTGTCTTCGTCGACGTGTTGGAAGCCCGCGGCGGCCTCATCGCTGAGCACGCGATCGGAAACGATCCTGTGGCAGCTCCTCGTCGGCAATTCAGGACGCAGCAGTACGCTCCTGGTGCCTATAAGGAGTTCATCCGGTTTAACGAAGGAGACATCCTTCGCCTCCGTGAGCTCGGCCTGAATGACCAGTCCAAGCGTGGTATCCGGCAGCACCTGAACGAGAACGCTCTCGTGCTGAATAACCGGATCGAAGCCCGCATGGAACTGCTCCGATGGCAGGCGATCTTCAACGGGACTTACGTCTATGATGGAAACACGGTCAGCTTCGGCAAGCCGTCGACCAACAACGTTGCTCCCACCAACCCCTGGGGTTTCAATGATGGTTTGGGAAACTTTACCACCACGAATCCCGCAGCCACTCCGATCCAGGACATGCGTTACTGGATCATGGGAGGCTATGCCCCGTTCCGTAAGTACAAGATCACGAAAGTGATCATGAACCCGAACACGGAGCGCATGGTGTTGGACAATCCAAACGTTCAGTCGCTCATCCAGACCTACTTCGCTAGTGGCCTGACCAAGGAACACAATATCAATGAAGCGATGGGCTTCTTGGTTCCTGGCATGCCTCCTGTCGAAGTGTACAAGGGCTGGTATCAGTCTGAGACGATCAACGCGACCACGGGTCAGCTGACTGTGGGTAACGCGATCTTCTTCATTCCGGATGGCTCGATTTACTTCGAGTGCAAACTCCCGGACATGAACAAAATCGGCGACGTCGTGATGAGTCTCAACCTGGCGAATGGATCTGTCGATAGCCCTGCCCCTGGCAAATTCTTGCTGGTGGACGAGCACATCGAGGACCGTCCGGGCAACCCGTACATCGACGTGATCGGTGGATTCTACGGTGGACCTCGGCTCAAGAGAGCTTGGGACACCCTGACCGCTGTCGTCATCTAATTTGTTGGGTGCTTCTCCGGATCAAGGAGCGGCACCACGCAACCACACGGGGGTGACGGCGAAAGTTGTCACCCCCTTTTCACAGAGAAAGGAGCCATCCACTCATGGCTAATGAAGAGAAGAAGGTAAGAGTAAAAATCCTCGTCCCAGTCGGTCACTATTCGATGGGGCAGGAAGTAGAAGTATCCCAGGCAGACGCACTGGCGATGTGCACCGTGAGAAATCGTCACGACGGCCATGGGCTCGTGAAATATCAGACCGCGATGACCGTCGAGGACTTCGAGAAATTGAAGAGCACTCCAGTCGATAAAGGCGGTCTCACCCAGGATGAGCTTGCTGCTCTCGGTGAGAAAAATATTGTCCAGACTCCTCCGGACCCAGCATTCGAGAAGAAGCTCGCCGCTGCGAAGAAAGCGTCACAGGAGCAGGAGCAGTCTGAGAAGAAGAAGGGATCCAGCAAATTCAAACCCAGTTTCAAGGAAGAGCACGAAGTGAGCGCATAATCTATGCTGAACGGGAGGCCGCCCATCTTTAAGCCGATCTACACGGACTACGACAATGTCAAGGTCAGGCTGACGAATAAAGTGCAGTTTCAGGCGGATCCGTCTGAAGTGCAGGAGGGCGAGCTTCCCGATCTGCTCCTTGGCCAGCTGATCTGCGATGCGGAGACTGCGGTCGAGCAGGATCTCAGGACTCGATACATGATCCCATTTCAATCGAAACGCACTGGCAAGTTTAGGGATCTCCCCGATCACTCCCAGAGGGCGATCCGACGAGCAGTGGACTATCGCTGCGTGATGGAGATCCTCAGAACAGACTTTGGCCGAGGGACTCATGTGGATGGCGAGAGCTATTATAAGAACGCTGCCGCTGAGTACACGGCCTATATGAAGCGCCTGATGGGCCAGGACGAAGAGGGTGCGAGCGAGCTCCACCACGGTCGTTTCAGGTTTTCTCCTCCCCTTGAGGATGTGAGACTGGCAGTCACGAATCATGCCGATGACGGCTATCGTGGAATGATCATCAACACGGACTGGAGCGAGCAGGATGCAGCATCCTATGCTGGCGATCAGATCAATAATCCGGCGGCGAGCTACATCAATCGCCGACTGGAAAATCCATCGGGGGAATAATGAGCGCCTCGATGAAGGTCGACGCCTCTGGAATTAGGAAGATCGCAGCCAGATTCTCTGACTCTGGACTCCGCGAGATGCTCATGCGCGTCCCCCAGGAGAAAGCCGTCGCCGCCCTCGTGGGCCAGGCGATCGCAGATAACTTTGCCCAGCAGGGACCGGGATGGCCCCCCCTGAAAGCCTCTACGATCCGTCGCAGCGTTGCGAAAGCGCATCAGAAAGCCGTCTCTGAGATGTCCGACGAGGAACTCGTGGCTCATGAGCGCAAGGAACGGGCCAAAGGTGAGAAGGGCAATCAGTATCGAATGATCCTCCAGAAGACAGGTCTCCTCAAAAAAACGGCCACGATCCCAGGATACTCAGGCTCGAACAAGGGCGCCACGGGTCGGAACATCTGGAAGCAGGAGGGCACGAAGCTCGTCTGGGGAACGGACCTGGTCTATGCCGGAGTCCACCAGAAAGGCGATCCCAAGAAGAGGATCCCAGCCCGCCCATTCCTGAAGCTGTCCGTGAAATGGAAAAAAGAGCTCCAGAACTATGTGGTCAATCGGATGTTCAAGTACATCACTGAGAAGATCGTGGGTCGCCGATGACGAATGGAAACGTCGCTTTCGGCACGCAGGTCCATGAGAGGACGATCAAAGAGGACTTCCTATCCGGTCCGGGTGAGGATCTGGTCCCAAAGACCCTCATGCAGCTCGCCTCGGTGCCGGCTTTCACGACACTGTTCGGGCCCTACAAGCCCCGTCTGAAGGGACAAAATGTCCAGACCTCCCAGCAGAGGTGGGCAGACTATAATCGGTTTGATTGGTCACTGCGTCAGCTTCCAGCGATCAACGTGTATGAGGCCGAGACCGAGGACAAAGACTCCGACCAGGCATTCCTGCGTGGAACGATCAACCTCCAGGTCTTCTGGCAGCCGAATCTCCGCAGATCAGACTGGTCTCGCGTCCCCGTCGCATTCAAGGGGGCCATGGAAAACTTCTTCGCATCAGACTACGTTAAGAAGATGCTTGACGAGCTGTACTGGATTGAGCGACCCATGAAGGTCTGGGGACTCAACGAGTACGGAAAGGTGATGACCTGGAGCCCGAACCTTGAGGGTGTAGTTGAATCCGAGATGGTTCCTGTTACACTGATAAGTGTCCGATACAGGATAGATTTGCGGGCTTGGTACAGGGCTCTGGTGTTTATGGATCGAACGAAGGGTGACCCCTTCGAGAGAACATTGAGCCAGCTCTCCGTGATCGGTGGAGAGGGAAGCGCGTACAATGGTGTTACCGATACGCTTGGCCAGGATGTGATGGACAAGTTGCAGGATGAAATTCCGGTGTCTAATCCACCGCCTGAAAGGGAGAACTAAATTATGGGCCTAACAACTATCGCAAATCGTCTCACACCGAGCGTACCTATCCAGATCACGTTCGCATCTCAGCCTGTCGCGACGGGCGTGAAATATGCAATCCTGATCGGCCACATGGCATCGAGCGGAGCCACTGCGACGCCCTATCAGGTTTATCAAGTGCAGAACGTGGGCGATGCAGCCGCTGCATTCGCTGAGGTCGAGGCACTCGGTGGAGCGGGTGCACAGATCGCCGAGATGGCTCAGGCTTTCGTCGCTGCAAATGCGAACGGAAACGGCCCTGGTAACTTTCCTAATTTCAAAGTGGTTTTCCTGCCATTCTCTGAGTCGTCTTTCGGACCGAACAGTGAGGTCTTCACCGCACTGAACTCTGTCCGATCTGACATGCTCGTGAGCTGCTATCCCGCATCGAATAGTGCGAACGCAACGAAGCTCATCAACTTCGCTGTGCAGATCTCCGGTATCGACCGAGATCTCTCTGGCCAGTTCGGATCCTTTGTGGTCCTCGGGTCTCTCGACTCAGCGACTGTGCAGGAAGCATACGACCTGAACTCTCAATATGCGATCGTCGCAGGACTTCCTGATAGCAACACCGCTCTCGTCCCCATCATCGGAAGCACCGATGGAGTCACTGCGGATATCACAGCGATCAGTCAGGCTGCCCTCACACCGACTGCGAATCTGGTCTCTGGAAATCCGACTGTGAACAACGTATCGAGTGTGGCTGGTATCTATCCTGGCGCCTCGGTCACTGGCACTTTCATCCCGTCAAATACGATCGTCGAGCAGATCATCGGGACCAGCCTGGTCCTGAGCAATGCTCCCACGAATAACGCGACGGCTGAGACTCTCACGATCACGAATCTCCCGACTGCGGGTGTCTATCCAGGTGCTCTGATCACTGGAACTGGGATCCCAGCGAATGCCACGATCATCTCTGTGTCCGCTGCCTCTCTCGTGATCAGTGCTCCGACCACGTCTGCGAATACGGGCGAGATGATCAGCGTTCAGAATCAGGTCAGCCAGGCTCCAGAGATCGTCGCCTGCGACCAGGCCGCGATTATGCTGGGGTCTGTGTTCCCATACAATCCTCTCCAAGGGATCTATGGAAATCTCACTCCTCCTCAGAAGGTCTCGGACTGGGTCATCTTCGATCCGACCGGAACGTCCGAGGCGCTGCTTGAGGCGGGTATCTCTCCCTATGCGATCCAGAATAGCAAAGTCGCTGTGGTCAGGACACGCACGACATGGCTGATGAACGGCGAGGTGCCTGTCACGGCTTACTTCGACTGGCAGGATCTCGTGACCCTGAACGACTTCCGCGAGGATGTGTTCCTGATCTGCGAGAATCCTCCTTTCAATAATAATCCCGGTGGGACGAAAGCGTCTCAGTTCACGGCGAATCTGCTCAAGGATGAAATCCTCAGAGAGGCTCAGTCGTATGAGGATCAGGGAGCATTCCAGGCGGTGCAGACATTGGCTCCTCAGTTCCTGGTCTCTCCGAGTCTGACCTCACGGGGTCGATTCGATTTCCAGATCCCGGTCAACGTGCTGCCTGGTCTCTTCGTGATCGCCGGCAACATCCAGGCCACAACTCAATTCAACTTTACCCTGTAAGGAGGCGACATGGGCGTTCTATACATCGACCGCGGATTCGTTTCGGTGAATGGCGTCGAGGTTCTCGATGTCGAGAGCATCACGCTCAGGGTCTCCGATGGAACGAAGTATGTTCCGACGATGACCCGAAACAGACGGTACACAGGTACGGTCAAAGGAAACCGAGACATCAACATCAATCTGGCCATCGCAGTGCAGAGCACGCTCGGCACTCCGAAGCTGGAGAACATCGACTATATCAACAACAGCGTCGCTCTGACATTCGAGCACGGTGCTGACCGATATACCTGTGTGAGTCTCGACTTCGTGGATGACGAGCAGTCAGCTCCGAACGTGGGAGCAGAGGGCAAGAAGACTTTCAACTTCCTGGCGATGGACATCATTGACCAGGTCGGAAACTCTGCATTGTTCTCGACGAGCCTGTCGAGTATTACGGCGAACCCGACTAATACATAATGACCATGAACAGAGAGCAGCATCATGAGCCGCCGCAGATCACGCGGGTGGAGGACATCCTCGCGAAGATGCGCATGGGTGTGAAAGAGGTCTATGAGATCCGGATGAGGGACATGACTTTCCCTGTCCGAGTGATCTCGATGGACGAACAAGCTCAAATCCGTCGTGAGGCGATCAAGCTCGCAGCAGCCATGGGCGGTGATGACACCGACAAGAACTGCGCTATTCAGAAGATGAGTCTCAAAGTGGCATCAACTCTCTCTCCGGGGGGCGCTCCGCTCATCTCGGATAGTCTGCTGTCGAAGCTGACTCTGGACGAGGTGAAGTTTCTATTTGAGGATTACATCCGGGTGATGGACGGGGTCAACCCATCCCTGGAGATGATCCCACCGGATCACTTCCGGGCAATGGTAGACGCTCTAAAAAAAAATTCACTTGGCGCGAAAGACTTATCTTTGCTGCAACTCAGGGCAGTGTGTTCCACCTTTGTGGAGTTGATCCAGAAACTGGAGACTCCAGACTCACCGCTGGACAGCTGACGTGGTGGACTGCGTGCAGGTGCGCTGAGGTAGAAGAAGAGCGTGCCAGAAGGAAAGAGGGGACATAAATGTCAGAGAAAATCGACATTGACCTAGACCCCAAGAAGGTCCTCGACTCCCTGAACGACATGGCCGAGCACTCGAAGAAACTCGCCGACGACGTCGAGGAGTCCCTCGGGAAACGCGCACCGAAATCAATCTCCACCATGGAAGAGGCCGCCGAGAAGGGCACCGCCAAGATCCAGGGCTATTTCAGGAACCTCGGCACTCGTGTGAAAGAGGATCTGAAGACGGCCTTCGACGTGGGCAAGCTCCTCGGGGGGATCAAACTCACGAACGAACTCGCGCAGGGGACGAAGCAAGTCTTCGAGATGGAGCGAGCTTTTGACCGGCTGAACACTCGACTGGGCCTGAGCGGAAAAGCTCTCAACGATTTCAAATCCAGCATGGGCAGGAAAGTCGCCGCCACAGGACAGACCCTGGAGAGCGTCCTCCCTGGAGTGGAGACTGCCGCAGCGCGTGGTAACATTCGATCTCCCGCAGAACTCTCGGCCATCGCCGGGAGTCTCGGTCAGGCAAAAGCTGCCACAGGAGAGGACACTGGCGCCCTCTCGGAGACGATCACCGACATCCTGAAGAACCAGGGCAAGGCGATCAATGCCAAGACCTTCAAAGCGACCCTGGACGCGATCCAGGGCACTCGCATTGCCGGATCCTTTGGCAGTGCTCAGGAAGCAGGTCAGGCGATCTCCACGGTCACTCAGGGCCTCAGTCCTGCCATGATGAACAAGATGGGCCTCGGCACTCGCGAGGTCGGGGGGATGGCCGCTGCCGCGTCGAAAGCCGGTCCCGGTGGAAACGACATCCTCAATCACATCCTCCAGATGGCCTCACAGGCCGGAGGCAAGTCACAGCTCAATGCGTTATTCGGCACCAATCTTTTCAAGAACGGAAAGATGGACATGGCTGCCTTCCAGAAGATCAAACCAGAGCGCCTGGGCCAGTTCTCCGAGCAGACCCTCGCCTCAGCGACGGGAGCGAATCAGGCAGACCTCGCACGCTTCCTGACCACGATGAAAGGTGGGATGGCCGATTTCAACAAGGTCACTCAGGGATCGAACGAGACGGCGGCGCAATTTGCAACAGCCACGGACAATCTCGCATCCCGCGTGGATCAGTTTAAAGAGGGGGCGAAGGAAGCCGGTCGCGAGATGGGCGAGAGCATGGCCGTAGTCGGGAAGGATCTGATCTCCGGTCACTTCAAGGAGGCTGGGAAGGGCCTGGTCGGCGTCGGAAAGACTGCGTACGAGAATAAGGGAATGCTCGCTGGCATCCTCGGGCTCAGTGCCGGGGCTGGACTCCTCATGGGATCCGGTGCGAAAGGCCTACTCGGCAAGATCCCTGGACTCGGTGGAGTGCTCGGTGGAGAGGCTGCGAAAGCCATGGGCATCCAGCCTGTCTATGTGACGAACGCGAAAGAGATCTCCAGCGGTGGAAGCATGGCCTCGGACTTCTTCGCCAAGATGGAATCCATGGCTGGGGGGGCCGGAGCCGGAGGACTGCTTGCCCGCGCGGGAGCTCTCGGATCCGCAGCACTTCCCTATGCCGGTGTCGCAGCCGCGGGTGCTGCTGGATATGGCATCGGGACGGTCGCGAACATGGGCATCGACAAGCTCATGGGTCCAGAGGGCCTCGGCGGGAAGATCTATGATCTCCTCCATCCGAGTGAGCAGCAGCCCACGAATCCGAAGCAGGCAAATGCTGCACTCACTCCAGAGGCCGTGCAGAAAGCCGTGCATGATGGCACTGTGTCCGCTCATGAGAAGGTCAATAGCAAGACGGCGTCGAAAACGAACGCATCGGCACCGCCGCATAGAGGGGCAGGGATGTAATGGGACTAGCTGACATCTTTTCAGACATCAGTGCATTCTCGAATCCATTCGGAGCTCCATCCTCCGGGCAGTGGAACCTGTCGAAAGGTGTTTACACTCAGAAGGCGAATCCGAAGAACTCGGTGATTTTCTTCTATGAAACGAAGAGTCCGGATCCTGCCGTCCGCACAGGTGCGGATCAGATCGCTGACTCCGGTGGGCGCAGGATCGCTGAGTATAACTACCCCTATCGCGACGGCGTGGCTCTCGCTGATCTCGGACGCAAGGGCGAGACTTACACATTCAATATTAAATTTTACGGCACGAACTATCAGCAGCTGCTCCAGCAGTTCCTGAACATCGTCCTGAACGACAGCGGCGGTGGGACGCTCCTGCATCCTGTGCGATCAGCGATGCCGGCTGGGGGGATCCCCGTCCGATTCGTCGACTATGAGTTTGTCCACCGATACGACGAGTGGAACGCCGTCACGATCAAAGCCATCTTCAGAGAGGACCAGACCGTCACTCTAGCGAATGCAAATATACCAGCCGCGAGCCAGGACTCAGCACTCAGGAGTGCTCTCCAGACTCTCACGAATGTGCAGAGCACGATCCAGCAGGGGATCTTTGAGGTGGGCGCTCTGCTCCTGCTTCCGAATGCTATCAAGTCCGCGATGGAGCAGAGACTGAACTCCATCACGAATGCGGTCTCGATGCTCCTCGGCCAGATCTCAGCGACTTTCTCTAGCAATGCACAGATCCAGCAGCTCGCAGCGAACGCTGTGAATATCGCAGGTGGAGTGACTGCCGTGAGCTCCGGAACAACGACGACAGCGAATCTGCCCCCCGTGTATCAGGTCGGCTTCGACACGGCTACGCAGGCGTCGATCCAGGCGAATCTCGCAGCCTATATCGCCGCCAGCCAGATCACTCCATCGCAGGCTGTCTTTGCAGCGAATCAGGCCAGGGCTCAGATCACCGATGCGATATTTCAGATCGATGAGGAGATGGGTAACTCTGGATACGCGATCATCGTGAGTTACAGAGGGCTCTCGAATGCAATACAATTTGCAGTACAAGCCGCCATCGCCACAGCTCAGTCGCTCGTGGTCCTCTACACCGTGCCCTATAAGATGAGCCTGAGAATGGTCGCCTATAATAATGGTCTCACAGCGGATGATCAAAATTTACTGGTGAGTCTGAATCCCTATCTCTCCTCGATCAACGTGATCGAGAAGGGAACGATTGTCACGGTGCCGGTGAGCTCGTGAGTCAGGATCTCTTTCCACTCGAACTCGACATTAAGAGTGCGGATCCAAAGTCCACCGCCGGACCCGATGGAAACGGATCCTATTCACTCAAGACGTTTGACTCGTATTACTTCCAGAGGTCGATCCTCACTCCGGCGGCTGCATTCAGATTCACGGCTCCGGGTGTGGATCCGAAACTCAGACAGGCCATCCGGTCAGGGGACACGGTCACACTGTGGGCTGTGGATAAGAAGGGTGACACGTTTCAGACCGCGACAGGTTTCATCGACGAGACGGACACACATATCACGCCGAGCAGTGTGGAGTACGTCCTGAATGGTCGAGACGTCCTGGGTCAGCTCGTGGATAACTCTGCCATCGACGCCAGCAATAAAATCGTCAACATCACGAACATGACGATCGACAAGATCCTCGGCACGCTCCTTCAGAACACTCGCATCAGCCAGGGCTATCTCCTCCAGCAGACTCCGAACGGACCCTTGCTTTTCAGCACGAATCCGGGTGAGACGAAGATCAACGCTCTCCAGCGATGCCTGGAGTTCATGAACTGCCTCGTGTGGAGCGATGTCGATGGACAGATCATCATAGGAAAGCCGAATTTCGCGCAGCCGAACTCTGGGACTCTGTCACTGAATGCGACGGGGTCATCGAAGAATAATATCCTGGAGGCCAGAGTGAAGAGGGCTCCGAACCTCGCGATCCGTCAGCAGATCACGCAGCTTCAAACGCTGGGACAGGTGGATGCTGGATCCTATACTTTCATCAATCAGGATCCGGACGTCCAGAAACTCCTTCTCTCCTTGGTGGGAAGATCCGTCTATGACGTCTTCAGTTATGGCCAGGGAGCGGATGCGGTCAATCAGATCACACAGGTAGGTAACCAGACCGGGAACTATCAGACGATCGGTGCGGCTTATACTCGGCGACAGATCGCTCGCGAGAACATGAAAGTGATCGACGTCGAGGTCCTGATGCAGGGGCACTTCAATGACGCCGGAGTCCCCTATGATGTGGACCAGATGTATGAGGTTCAGATTTCTGATGATCTCGTCTCGGAGGACATGTACGTCTACCAGGTGGAGTTTGAGATGACAGGTCAAGCTGGGATCACCACGCGTCTGCACCTGTGCAGGAAGGGCTCGATCTGTGCTGACTCAGCCATCATCACCAATGGGAGCGTAGTCGGATGATTAGCCCAGAGGCCATAAGAGAGATCCGCAAGATCATCAAGGAGGAGCTTGGGAAGATCATCAAGGCCAGCATCACCGCGAATCAGGACCAGATGAACGTCACGGTCCAGAGATTCGCCACTGACTCGAATATCCCAGGCGTGCAGAAGGTCCAGCCTTTCGGGCTCTCGTCGCGAGCTCCGGTGGGCACACCCACAGTCATCGTCCCGATCGACAGCAACCCCAATCACCTGAACACGATGGGAGAGCTGGATCCGAACCGTCCGAATGAGAGCGACGGCGAGACGATCCTCTATGACGCGTATGGGCATCTCGTGTATCTCAGCGAGACGAAGATGCAGTTCGGGTCGAAAGCCTCTGCTGAAAACATGGTCCTGGGGCAGGTCTTCAAGACCTTCATGGATAATCTATTGACTGCCCTTCAGGCAGAGACTCATATTGGGAACCTCGGCTATCCGACCTCGACACCGATCAATGATCCGACTTACGCTGCACTCCAGGCGAGTCCGATTGACGATGAGACGATACTGAGCCTAAAAGCATTTACGGAGAGATGACATGGCGATGACCTCAGCCGGCCTCAGTGCCGCGATAAAAGCAGCGATCCAGAGTGAGTACGGTGGGCCTCCGCCGAACGCTTTCGGACTTCAGCAGCTCCAGCAGTTCTGTGACGCCTTGGGTAATGCGATTGTTCCCTACATCCAGGCGAATATGGACATCTCGCCCACAGCTCACTCGGGTCAGAACCTCGCTCCAGATACGGGTCAGCATGTGGCGATTACCGCAGGTCCTGGTGCTGGAAGCACTGGGGAAACGAATGGAATCGGAGATCTCATCGGTCTCGGGAGCGCACTGTGATGTGGAACATCATCGTGAAGCGGGTTAGACTGACTGAAAGGGAAGAAAAATGGCTCAGAACTTAGAGCTTGATCCGGTGCGACAGGACTATATCGTAATCAATGGATCCCCGGTCCCAACTGATCGAGTCCTGGAGGCGTGCTATTATCCCATGCTCATCCCACAGAACAACTGGCTCTATGTGAATCCTGGGCAGGGATCCCTGCTCTACACCCTCGAAGGGATCAAAAGAGCCGCCTCGGTCGAGCAGCAGTTCGCGGCCTATACCCAGCAGGCGATCCAGTCTCAGGTGATCGCGACGGGAAAAGCCACGGCATCTCAGGTGACGAATCTCTCGGCGACCAGGACGGCATCATCGAATCAAGTTTCAGTCATCCCATCGAACGTTCAACTATCAAGCCAACTGAGCTTCAACCCGGTCTGAGGAGATCATGGCGACATTCCCAACTCCATCACAGATTCAGACCCAGTACCTGACGATCCTCCAGTCGATCAAACCGACTCTGAACATCAACGATCAGAACTCTGACTTCGTCATCCGCGGTAACGCCATGTCCGGCGTGGTCTCGGGGCTCTATGGAGATCAGCAGAACGTCGACAACGACACCTGGATCAGCACTGCTCGTCCAGAGGCTCTCCCGATATTCGGACAGGACTATGCACTGCCATCTGAGCCGGCGACTCAGGCCACGTCTGAGAATGTGACTGTGGTCGGGGTGAACTCGACTGTGATCACAGTGGGCGAGCTTACATTTCTTTATGTCCCGACTGGGGTGCTCTATCAGAATACGACCGGAGGCACGATCACAGGTGGGGTGCTCTCTCTCTCGATCCAGGCTCTCTCGTCCGGATCCATTGGAAACGTTCTCACACCAGCGACTCTCCAGATCGTCAGTCCACCGACTGGAGTGGGTCAGACTGCCACACTCACTGAAGATATCGCGGGCGGATCCGATCCAGAGAGCACTGATTCCTATCGCGCCCGTCTCCTCGCACGCAGACAGAGCCCCCCCGCTGGTGGAAATCAGGCAGACTATGCGGCGTGGCCTTTCACCGCAGATCCAGCAGTTCGATCGGCTGAGGTCATTCGATTCGGACGTGGACTCGGAACGGTGGACGTTTACATCACCGCAGGGACGACGGACATCGACAATGCCGTGACAAATGGACTCCCGATCGTGCGCGTCCCATCGGGCATGGACATCGACGAGGTGCAGACCTATCTCGACACCGTCGCTCCTCTCACAGACTGCCCAGAGGTTTTCGGACCCACTGAGCAGGACATCGATGTCACTGTGGCCGTGGATCTGGCGACGGGATACACGATGTCCAGCGTGCCATCCGATCCTGTGAATAATCCTCTGAATCTCACCTGTCAGCAGCTCATCCAGAGAGAGGTCGGTCGAGTGCTCTATGAGTATTCCGTGGGGGGACGAGTCCTGCCTGGCGGATCTCAGGGATATGTCGTTGCCTCTGACATCGAGGAGGGTCTCGATGTGTGGCTCTCAGCAGTGAAAGATTTTGACACAGGTCTGGCGATCGGGATCATCCCGATCCTCGCAGACAGACAGATCGAGCCTCTGAATGGATCCAGCTATAACCTACCGATCAACGGAAACATCCTGCCTGCTCCGGGGGTCATAACAGTCACAAGCCCGGTGCCGTGAGATGGCGCTACCTATTTTCCCAGGCATAGAAGACTGCCTCACGATCCTGATGGGAGAACTCCCAGCCGGAGTTTATTCCGCCGATCGCGCCGATGATCCGAATCCAGCGAATAGAGCCTACAGCTCGTCCGAGCTCAGAGCTCAGGCCCAGATGTTCGCGAACCTCTATGCGAATCTGGAGGACATCTGGCAGGATAAATGGATCTCGACCCTGAATCCCGATGGATACACGAGCTGGGAGAAGGATCTTTTCACTCAGCCCCCCGATGCGTCTCTCCCTCTCATGGTGAGAAAGTCAAATCTCCTTGCCAAGTTCAGGCTACAGGCCAGCATCAGTCTCCCTGCCATCGCTGGGATCGTCTCCAGTTTCATCACTCCCTATGGATTCACCTTCGACATTCTTCCTTTCAACGGGTGCAATAGTCTCGACGGTGTGAACTCTGCCTGGATCCTGGGCTTCACTCCTCTGGGTGAGTTCACCTATCTCGCGGGTCTCGATCCTTTGATCGGAGCTGGTCGTGGTGTGGGCATCACTCCACTGGATTGCTCACTCAACTATGCTGCGGCTGGGATCACACAGGCCCAGATGATAGCGATTCAGGAGACTGCATATACTTACGCTGTGGCGATCTATGGGGGCTCAGTCTCAGCTGAAACTCTGATGCTCCTCGATGCGGCGCTCACTGCTGCCGAGCCAGCGAGAAGCACCCATGTCATTATTAACGATGCCATTCCGCCACTGCCGCCAAACACTCTTGACTGTGGGCCGTTCGTCGCAGATACATTGATGGACGACATTGATTGCGGTCTGTTTACGGCGCCTCCGGCGACCTTCAACGTCTTCGATTGCGGAGGATTCACTTAATGCCAACGCCTTACTACCAGCTACAGATCCGCAGGGGCCTCAAAGCGAACCTTCCTACTCTCGCCGACGGGGAGCTCGGCTGGTGTGAGGATACGGAACAGTTATTTGTGGGGACAGCGTCGGATGGAAATCAGCTCGTCAATGACGAATACATGCCAGCAGCTCCATCGAACTGGAATAGTCCTGCTCCATCGAGCATTCGAGCAGCGATTGATCGTCTTGCCGCAGCCGTGAAACTCCTCGGAGGCAATCCATGAACAGGAGAAACTGGCTCGAACTATCTCGAAAACTCGTCGACCAGTTCGACATGGACTACTCCATTGCGTCGATCCAGGCTGCCCTCGGCCAGGCGGCTCTATCATACTGGGGTGAGGGCGTCCTCACGACCACGACCTATCCGAATCCATTCCCGATCACGATGTCAGGTGTCTCACTCGGAGGATCCGTCGGCACAGGGATCGCCATTGATCCAAACGGTCAGATCACCGAGATTGATGCCACTCCTGACGAGCCTCTGACTTTCACGCTCGCAGCCGCAGATCCGACGAATCCACGCTGGGATCTGCTCGTCATCTCCTATCAGATGATTGGGGACACTCCTGTTCCTCAGCCCTCCGATCCGATCAATACAGTTGACCTGAACTTACATGACGACTTTCTTCTGTCCATCGTCGAGGGCACTCCCTCTGGAAGCCCTGTCTATCCTGCGAAGCAAGCCGGTCAGATCATCCTCGCTGGTCTCAGAGTTCCTGCGAACGCAACGAATGGAACTCAGGTCGTCGTCGATCTCGGTATTCGAGAGATGGCACTCCAGAGGATCTTCGAGAATCCGAATGTGATCGACGAGGTCCCGGCTGGCATCGTTGATGGATTGAATAATACTTTCACGACATCAGAAAATCCTATTAGCTCCTCTAGCATTATTATTTTCGTCAATGGCGCGAAGATGCGTCCGTCCGATTTTGTTCTTACAGCGAATAGCATCGCCTTCACATCTGCTCCAGCTCTCGCTTCAACGATCGAGGTCTGGTATCTTTGGGACAATCCAAGCAGTCTTAACTCTCTCACTGGATTCGACGAGATTCCGGTCGATACCGGCGATCATCTGACATTCAATCTTGCCGGTCGCCCTGCGAGCCTTCAAAGCATTCAGGCATTCGTCGACGGTGCGAAGATCCCGAATAGCCAGTTCTCTCTGTATCAGGGTCCGACCACTGATCAGATTATTTTAAGTTCGCCTCTATCTATTGGCCAGGTCCTCGATGTCTTCTATCTTGTCAATGCCTATACAGTCGGGATGGGCGGAGGCGGCGGAGGCGGAGGCGGCGGGACTATCACCGGAGCGGACAATCTCGGAACTGGTTTAGGAATATTCGATACCGTCTCTGGAACAATACTCGATTTCTTCAGTTTGAAAAACAGCGCGACCGTCACCTGGGTGAACAACGGTGATGGAACAATATCTGCAAACTCCACTGGCGGTGGAGGGGGAGGATCTCTCCCAGAGACCCATGGTAGCGCAGCGTCTCCCGTGCTCATTAACCCTTCAGTAGGCCTTGTCCCGACATCGGCTGCGAATCAGACATGGTGGGTCGCTCCACTGTCTGGGTCTGGATCAGTCCCGATCACGGCAATGCCCCCCATTGCAGCTGGGTCTGCGATAGGGCAGGTGCTAAAAGTGAAATCCGTAGCATCACCAAATTATCTTGAATTCCCAAATGTCTCCGGTGTCGACCAGGCCGGGGATGTATACTTCGGTCCCGCCGCTCAAACCGTAGTATGGACTTGGGACGGTATCAATTGGTCAGAAGACTCAAGGAGGGTCTGAGCATGAAACATCTATTAACTACCCTGGCGATGCTGTGGGCCTCCACTGCACTCGCCACGTCTCCGAACGACAGAATGATCGACAACATCCAGAATCTGACTGGTGGGGCATCCATCTCCGTTCCAAGCGTCGGTACGACGTTTGCGACGGACACGAATACCCTGACACTGACCAATAAGTCCCTGTCTGGATCAGCAAACACTTTCACCAACATCCCAGCATCCGCGATCTCAAGCGGTCAGTTGGCTGTGGCGAACGGTGGTACTGGCGATGCCTCTCTGACTGCGCATAATGTTCTGCTTGGCGAGGGCACATCGCCTGTCGCTTTCGCAGCTCCCACTCAGTACGAGTCACTGATCGGGAATGCCTCGGGAGATCCGAGTTTCCAGGCTGTGCCTCTGAACCAGTCCGCTGCTGTCAGTGGTCAGCTAGGTGCTTCTAACGGCGGTACAGGTCTGAATGGGATCACCTCTCATAACCTCATCGTTGGCAATGGATCGTCAGCTGCAAATCTGATCGCTCCAAGTGCCACGACTGGATATGTTCTGACCTCAAACGGGTCCAGCTCTGATCCGAGCTTCCAGGCTCTACCTGCGATGGCTCCCACGATCAATAACTCTGCGGCCAGCCCTCAGAGTGTCACGGCTGCTGGTGGTGTCTCACTGAGTGCTCCGACCTATCAGAACGTGGTTTTCATCAAAGGGAATACGCCGGCCTCCACAACTGTCGTGACTGCCACACCTTCAATCACTGCGTGTACGGCTGCCGGTCAGCAGCTGAACATCATCTCCGAGAGCTCGACCGCTCTCGTGGAACTCCAGAATCAGGCCGACCTTGCCGGATCTCAGTTGCTCTTAAACGGTCCATGGACGTCGGGTGAGAATAATAGCTCTCCCTATACCCTGCACCTGATCTGTGATGGCGCTGCGACTCCGAACTGGGTAGAAGTGGCCCGTAATAACTAAGGCGGTCACATGAAACTGATCAGAGAGATAATTTGGATCTCGCTCTTGCTCTCGGCTTCTGCGTGGGCGACGACCCCAAATAACAGATACACAGATCAGATAATGACAACGACGGGGGGGGCTATTCTCTCGGTCCCCTCAGTCGGTACGACCCTCATCAGTGACACCGACACCGTCAGCCTCACGAATAAAACCCTGTCGAGCACGACCGATGTCCTCGGTGGGGTGACGATGACCCTTGGCAGCGATGCCACTGGGGATGTCTATTATCGAAACTCCAGCGGTGTGCTCACTCGACTCGCTGCGACGACAAATGGTTTTGTGCTCACTCTGTCTTCGGGGCTTCCAGCCTGGGCTGCTGCATCCGGAGGGGGGACATGGACACAGGAAGACGTCCTGGGCTGTAACGGGACTGCGACCTCCTTCACCCTGGCGAACACTCCGACTGCGAATTTTGCGGTCAGCCTCTATCTGGATGGGGCGATTCTGCGGCAGGGCGCAGGAAAGAGCTACACATTATCCGGATCAAGTATTACGTTAACCTCGGCTTGTGCCAGTGGGCAAAGCCTCTATGCGGTTTACACGCACTGATGTTAGAATAAGGGAGACTCTATGAAGACAACCACTCTACTCGCTCTGATGGCTTTCATGTTCTCGAACCTCGCATGGGGTCGACTCGGTGCAGGATTTCAGAATGAGGATTTCAAGAGTCTCACGGACATCGAGTCAGCGGTCAACACGATCACCGGAAATCTCACGATTAGTACCGCGTGTATCGCCTCTCCCTCCTCAGTCTCTGGACTGGCGACTGGGCAATATATTTACGACACGACAAACCCGACTTACATCTCTGCCGGCACCACGATCGCCGGACTGCCTGGCACCTGCTCGGCGGGTCAAATCCAGATGTCGACGAATGCGAATCACAGCGCCACGGGTGACACGATCACCTTCGGCGGACAGGGATCTCAGCTTTTAAACGACACCAAGATCTGGATCACTGCGAACTCTTTGAACGAGACTCTCTATACTGCGATCACCTCAAGCGC